TATTGCAGATAATATTATTCAATTAAATGGTACTGGTGCAACAAATGCGGGTCTTGTTGTTAGAGATGCAACAGCGTCAACATTAACTTCAGGATCTTTATTGTGGGACACTTCAAATGATAAATGGATCGCAGGTCCATTAGGCTCTGAAGATGATATTGTATTAAGAACCGCAAGCCAAACGTTAACAAACAAAACAATTAACGCATCTCAATTAGTAGATGGGTCAGTTAGTAATACTAAATTAGCAAACTCATCTTTTAATATTGGTACAACGTCAATATCATTAGGTAGAGCATCAGCATCTCAAACTTTAACAGGTGTTTCTGTTGATGGTAATGCGGGTACAGTAACAAATGGTGTTTATACAACCGGTGATCAAACAATTGGTGGAACAAAAACATTTAGTGCTAATATAATTAATAGTGCAACTGCCGATTGGTACATGTACGGTTTCGGTGCGAGAGGTGCAAGTTCAGGAGCATACGGTATGGGATTAGCTTCCGATATTGCGAATAGAACGTTATCGATGCATATACCAAATTTGGCTGCTTATTCAAATACTGGAAACACACCTAAATTTGGCTGGTATTCCAACGGTTCTGTTGAATTAATGACACTACAAAGTGCCACAGGTAACTTAGTTGTTACAGGTACAATAAATGGATTAACAGTTTCTTCTGGAACAATTAGTTCTGGAACTTGGAATGGTTCATCTATTGGTACAGCATATACCGCAGCGAAAGTAACTGCAGTTAACGCAGGAACTGGTGTTGGTGTTGATACAACAACCGGTTCAGTTACAGTTTCAATAGGTCAATCAGTAGCTACAACTGCTGCCCCAACATTTGATCAAGTTATTACAAGTAATAATGGTAATGGTACCAACTTTAGAATTGGTGATGATGTTTGGATTGGAGATATAAATGCAGCCAACACATTTAGAATACAGGGTGTGCAAAATGCTGCTAATGGTTATATTGTTTTTGGTAATGGTGATACAACAGCTTTAGGTAGAGCAAGTACAGGCGCATTAACATATGGTGGTAACGTGGTTTATCACGCGGGTAATATTCCAACATGGAACCAAAGCACAACAGGTAACGCCGCAACCGCAACAATATTAGCCACAGCAAGAAACATAGGTGGTGTATCATTTAATGGTTCGGCAAATATTGATTTACCAGGGGTAAACACCGCGGGTAATCAGAATACAACTGGTAATGCTGCAACCGCAACCGAAGTTATTAGAACAGTATCTGCAGGTAGTGAAGCTAATTTATTATATTCTACAATAGCAGACAACGACTTCTTTAGAATTAGAGTTGGTGGCGCATCAAACTCTGGATTTGTTGAAATCGCAACAGCTGATGATGCTACTGAACCAATACATGTTAGACAATATTCTGGAACGTTCTCTACTTTAACAAGAACCGCAACATTATTAGATGCTAGTGGTAACACATCTTTTCCAGGAACAGTTACCGCACCAACATTTTCGGGTGTTGCGTCTTCTATTACAAACCAAGCTAACTCAGCAACTATAACAGCATCTACCGGTGTAGATGTAAATAACATTGTTCGTAGAGATTCTAATGGTTACATTTACGCAAACCATGTTAATTTCAATACATCAGAAAGTGAAAACCCAACAATTAGTAGTTTTATAACATCTAATGGTGATGGTTGGTCTAGAAAGTCTAGTTTAGCGCACGTAAGAAATCAATTAGGAAACTATGGTAGTTGGATAAGTGGAAACCAAACAATTACAATAAGTGGAGATGCTTCTGGTTCCGGAGCAACATCAATTTCTTTAACCGTAAGTCAAATTCAAGGTAGAGCATTTAGAAACACTGGATCAAATGATGGGGTTAATGCGAATAGTTTGGATGCAAACGGTACAACATATGTGACTAACGTAGATGGTAGCTCAACTAACTTAACCGGTAATGCAACAGATGGTGCGCTTTATTCTCAAGTGTATAGCTCAAGTTGGCAACATCAAATTTATGGAGATTACAGAACGGGCATCATGTACGCTAGAGGTAAAAATAACGGAACATGGCAATCATGGAAGAGAGTTGCGTTAAGTAATTCAACAACATTCTCTAACGTGTCAAGTGTAAGCTTTACACATAATTTAGGAACCGCTAACTTAACTGCACAAGTTTTTGATAGTAGCAATAATATGTTCTTCCCTTCAGAAATAAACATAACATCAACAACTGTTACAGTAACTTTTGCTGCGAATAGATCAGGAAGACTTGTTGTTACCGGATAAAATATGTATATTAAAGTATGTTAAGAGAAAATGTAATTGTTAGTGGATCTTTAGATGTTAGTGGACAATATATTATACCTAGAGGGCCAAGAGCAAATAGACCGGGTAGTCCTGATATTGGTTCTTTATACCTTGAAGAATCTGATAGCGGAAGTTTTGTTGTAACATATACCGCAGCATCTAATAGAGATGATGGATGGGAACCTGTTGGCTCGCAAAATACAGATAGAATTGGTTTTTTATATAGACAAATTATTAACTTTTCATACTTAGCTGGAGGATATAAAGATTCCTCCCCTTGGAAAAATGTTCATAGAACAACTAACGCGACAGATCAAACAGTTCACTTAGGTGAATTAATGGATTATCCAGCATCGTATACATCGGGAGCTTGTAGTAAATCTATATTATTTGTTTGGTCAACTAATACGGATGGCGCATGGAAATCGGCAACACAAATACATTCAACATGGACAACAGGTGTTCATATGGTTAATGAAACAGCATATGCACATCAGTCTAAATGGGATTTAGCAAATGCTAGAGATGATTTAGGCACCCTTTTTCAAGAGACAGAATTTGCTTGGGTATTTGGTGGTGGTGTTGCAACAGTTGAGAAATTTAATTTAACTAATGAAGTTATGTATAGTGTGTATTATCCTAATATGCAACCATACTTAACATTAAAAACCTCCATTACCAGTTCATTAGGTGCTTCTGGATTTTCAGACGAAAATTATGGATATGGTTACGGGTCGGAAAGTGGTAACAAATTATATTTTGCAACAGACACATTTACAAATAACCAACAGTGGGGTGCTAGCGGTCAACAAAAAGGTATTAGTTCCAAATGGGGTAAAGGATATGCTGGAAATGAGGGGAATTATAATGGTGGTTATAATTTGAGAAGATGGAATGTGTTTAATGAAACCAATATTGGTAACGTAGCAAAGCCACATGGAAACTGTGGGGAAGAAAACTTTACTATGGGACAAGACCACCAATATATGTTAGGAAATTATGATGGTTTACAAAATAACACAAGCTGGAAATTTGTTTACGCAACAGATACAGGTGTTGTTAATCCTTCTGGATTAGCTCCTGGGGTAAATGGGGGAACATCATCAGGCCATTGTGGTTGGAGAAATTAAAAATAGTATTTATAAAATATGCGTCACGATAATATAGAAATTAGTGGTTCCTTAAGAGTTCAAGGTGTATCGAAACCACCAAGAGGATCAAGAGGGAATAGGCCATCAAGCCCCGTCACAGGATCTTTGTATCTTGAAGAAGCGGCTAGTGGTAGTTTTCTTATGGTCTATACTGGACTAAGTAATGGTGACGATGGTTGGGTTAGAGTTTCCTCACAAGTTAATTCTAATGTTGGTTTTAAGTTTAGACAAATTATTGCTGTTTCATATCTTGCTGGTGGATATAAGAATTCTTCTCCATGGAAAAACGTACATAAAACAATAAATTCCACAGACCAAACATCACACATTGGTGAGTTATTGGATTATCCAGCATCTTATACATCGGGAGCTTGTAGTAGATATATTTTCTTTGTGTGGTCAGTTAACACTGACAACACATTCAAAGGTCCCGGAGATGTACATAGTAGTAGAACATCGGCGGTTAATATGGCTAATGACACAAATTATGCTCACAGTGCTAGATTCAATACCACGTCTAATAGAAGTGATTTAGGTACAATGCATAAAGAAACAGAATTTGCATATATGTTTACTGGAGGTAGCTCAACTGTTGAGAAGTTTGATTTAAGTAATGAAACGATAATGACCGGATTCAACTTAACAACAATTGATGGTTCTGATGGTGGTTCGGCATTTTCTGACGAAAATTTTGGTTACGGGTGGACGTCCGCAGCTGGAATAAAATTTAGTTTTGCTTCTGAAACATTTACATCAACTGGAATGTGGGGAGCACATTCACAACAAAAAGGGATTAGTTCTAAAGTTGGTAAAGGATATGCTGGTAATGAAGGAAGTTATTCCGGAGGTTACAATCTAAGAAGATGGAGCAACGCGAATGATACCAACATTGGTAACGTTGCAAAACCTCACCCTAACTGTGGAGAAGAAAATTTTACCATGGGGCAAGATCATCAATATATGTTAGGAAATTATGATGGTGCGCAAAATAATACAAGTTGGAAGTTTTCTTACACAACTGATACTGGAACCACTAGTGTAAGTGGTTTAGCGCCAGGTGTTAATTCAGGGACTTCATCAGGTCATTGTGGTTGGAGATCATAAAATGAATTTATAAAATGATATACGAGAATTTAGAAGTAAGCGGTAGTTTAAGATCAGATAGAGTTGTTAATAGACCTCCTAGAGGTACTAGAGCAAATAGACCATCGAGCCCTCGATCAGGTTCATTATACCTTGAAACATCAACTAGCGGAAGTAGTTATCTAATGCTTTACACTGGTATTATTCTTATTTAGCTGGTGGGTATAAGGATGCTTCCCCATGGAAAAATGTACATAAAACAGTAAATCTTATTGACCAAACAACACATATTGGTGAATTATTAGATTACCCTATATCATATACATCTGGCGCTTGTAGTAAAAATATTTTCTTCCAATGGTCGGTTAATGATGATGGCGCATGGAAGGGACCTGATAGCGTCCATGGTACAAGGACATCAGCAATTAATATGATGACAGATACAAATTATGCACACCAAACAAAATTCAATACGGGTATTGCTAGAAGTGACGTTGCAACCATGCAAAAAGAAAGTGAAATGGCTTATCTAATTTCGGGAGGATCGAGCACAATAGAGAAATTTAATCTCACAAATGAAAGTTATGTAAGTGGATTTGGTGTAACATCAATTAACGGTTCCGATGGTGGGGGCGCATTTTTCGATGAAAATTTTGGGTATGCGTGGACAACATCTGCTGGAATAAAATTTAATTTTTCAAATGAAACCCCAACATCATCTACTCAATGGGGTGCGCATGCACAACAAAAAGGTATTAGTTCCAAACATGGAAAGGGATATTGTGGTAATGAGGGAAGTTATAATGGAGGATATAATTTAAGAAGATGGAGCAATGCTAACGATACTAATATTGGGAATGTATCTAAACCTCATCCTAACTGTGGTGAAGAAAACTTTACGTTGGGACAAGATTGGCAGTATATGTTGGGTTGTTATGATGGGGCGCAAAATAATGTTAGTTGGAAGTTCTATTATGCTGCTGACACTGGTAGCTCTAGTGTTACTGGTTTGAATCCTGCTGTTAATGCTGGAACATCTTCAGGACACTGTGGTTGGAGACAATAGTTGATAATTTGAATTTTTTTACTTATATTTAATAAAAACAATTTTATTTATGGAAGGTTACAAGTATGATAGATCTAATTTTATTACAAACCCATTCGATGAAAAAATAATGCAAATTTCAGAGAGCATGTCATTTGCTTTACCGAAATACAAAGCATATAATTTCGTTGGTGGTGCACAAATAACAGCGTATGCTAAGTTAAAACAATGGTTATTAGAATTAAGAGGTAGAGAAGATGCTGTAGAACATCTCGAGTATGTTCTTAGAAAAGCTGAATTGGAGATTGAAATGGATGAGGAAAGTAAAGAATTTATTACTGATTCTAAAAGGAAACAAATGATTGATTTAACGATTGCTGATAAAATGGTTGATATCAGAAAGTTTAAAAGAAATCTTAAAGATGCTTACAGAGAAAGGCAGGGGTTTATTGATTTAATTAAAGAATTTTTGGAAACAGAAGCAGCAATTCTTCCGGATGGCACAAAATTAATTGATGTGTTTGGTAATCCAGAACTAGAAGAAAAATATGAACATGAGTATTGGACTGTTCGTATGGCTAAACAAGCTATGCTTGATATGATTTCATATGGTAGAATTGGAACTGGTAACTTAGATTCAATTCTTATGATGGACCCAGAGCAACAAAAACAAGTTTTATCTCTAGCATCAGCATATACAATATCAATTGATAGAAACATTAATCATTTGATGACACAAGCAACAACAAATAATTTCTCAATTGAAGAATCATTAAAAAATCAATTAAGATTAGATAATTCAAATAACATTGAAACTGAAAAACTATTATAATGACACATATAATTTTTAAACTACAGGGTAACGTACCAGGCTACATTCAAATTGTAGGAATGTATTTAAATTACAACTATGGTAAAATTG